TCCTGAATGTCTTCAAGAACCAAATCGTTTATTTCTTTCTGGATTTCTTCCTGGAATATATCCGGGTTGTCTTCCGGCTTTCCCTCTCGAATACATTGCTGGAGATAGACCCTTCCCGCCTTAAGTTTAGGCGAAAAGCGACTCATTCTTTACCTTCCAGGATATCAAGGATCTTTTGCAGTTGGTCGCTGCCCAGATTACCAGGTACACCAGTACCATGAATGCCGAAGTGTTTAACGATTTTGCCAGACAACTCTTTACACAGAGCACGGTCAAGGAACTGTTCTTTTGAGCGATAGACTGTGAAGTTGTCCCAGTCGCGATGTGTATACCCGTTCTCGCGACAGATTTTCAGTTCGCTGAAGCTACGACCGGTAGCATACAGATACGTGCGAGCAACTTTGGTTACGGTCAGCTCAACGGGATCGCGGGTCATTCGACTATCTCTGCGAACACCACAATCATAAAGGGTGTCGCCTACCTTCACATCCATCAACCCGATTTGTGTAAGCATTGGATCATGCATCTTTGTGTCTCCACTTGTTCGTTTTCGTGTCCCAGAATACAGGAGCGGTCGGATCATTGCCAGCACTTTTTGTGTATTCATACACAATCTTCAGAGGCTTGCCCTCGACAGGCCGGACGATATCGAAATCAATCTTCTCCCGCTTACCTTTGGTATGGATCTCTGCTACGTAGTAGTCCGCCCCATCGATAGAGATTACATCAGACGGGATAACTTTCCTCGCGATGATCATACTTCGACCATTTCGATTTTTTCGTTGATTGCACGCCAGAAGTCCTGATTTTTCGCGCCGATCAGAACTGTTTTAGTCGGATATACTTTGTTTTTGTCTGAACCGATACGAGTTGACTGCAACACGACCGAGTTATCAGAGGTGACGTATTCAACTACGTAGTTGGCAGAAGACGAACTGAATTTTGTTCCAGGGGCCAGCGGTTCTTTCACTGCTTCGTTTACCTGTTCAAGGTAAGTTAGGTCGCGTCGCACAGAAAACGACTCACGACCTTTAGAGATATCCATACGCAGGAATTCTTCGCGCTGGACCAGACCATTGACGTAATTCAGTTTCACATCACCGGACTCTACGTTCCATTCGACCAGAAGTGTGGCTTCTGCTTTGGTCAGAACCAGAAGAACAACGTCAGGAATCGGGGTTTTAGCAACCGACTGGATTACGAAGCGATTCAGTACTTTTTCGCTGATATTGTTTTTCAGATACACGTCAACCACTTTGCCAGGGGTAACGTCTACGTATTTCTGAACCTTGCGGTTGGTAACATACATGATTTGTTTCATAGTAATTTTCTCAATTGGTTTCGATACCCTAATATAACAAAAGCCCTCACCGTTAGGCAAGGGCTTTTTTATCAGATACCGGTAAATGCGGTAACAATCTGGAAATGGTCGTCAAAGAACTGGTCCTGACACTTAACCACTTCATGAAGAGGTAACCAGAACGCGTCAGCCGCATCGTCAGAGCCTCCCATGATACGGGGAAGGCTCGCATCAGCATTCGGTTCCAGCTTGATATACTGCGCTACAGTAGGTTTGCAGAAGTGCTGAGACCGCTGAGGATGATCGAACATCATCGAGTTTCGGATCGAACCACGGATAACCTTTTCAGGAACCTTGATTCGTACCTCTTCCAGCAGTTCCCGGATCGCACAGTCGAGGAATGATTCATCACTGTTTTTGTGACCACCTGGCAGAGCTAATGCACCCTGGCCCGGATGGAACTTGCGACGTATCACCAACAGGTGATTGTTGCAGACAACGACCGCATCAGCAGTACAGCAATTCAGCGTACCTTTGTAAGGGTAGTTGCGGAACTTCTCCAGCTCCCGTTCCCAGTGTTCATTCTCATAGACCAGACGCCAGAAGGTATCTGAACTCAGATATTCGTCCAAGCAACGAATAATGCTACGAGGTAGCCGGTTGCCCAGTTCGGTTTCCCATCCGTTTTTATGCTTGAACAGCACACCCCGGATTTCGGTCGCGTTGATCTCGTAATCGTCTTCCGGGTTTGGTTTGGCGACAATGAATGGTTCAACCGCACGATGTTCCCAGCCGAAAGAATGCAGCCAGTAGGAGTCTTTGTCTTTGTAGTAACCATAGATCCCGATGCGGTCGCCCTTTGTCTCGTCGATAGCCGTACGGACGCTGGTTTTCCATTTTTCCTCGTTGTAGAGGAAGTCTGGAATGTGTGCAAACCGAATACGCGCTGCGTCTTTCTCGTTCAGGGTAGAGACTGCCCATGATGTGATCATAGACTGGCGTTCTTTGGCGGTCAGAGGGTTTTTGGTAGTAGGCAGACCCAGAGCAGAACCGATCAGGACATAGACCGTTGCGGATTCTTTCAGGGCTGTTTCTACCATACTCGCATGACCGAAATGGAAGGGTTGAAAACGACCGATTACAACTGCTTTATCATATTTGTATTTCATAACGTGCTCCACGTTTTAAAGTTTATCACAGAACAGAGGCGACTATCAGGAATCCTGCCATGCTACCAACTGCGCTACCAATCAAACAGAATAGCGACAGGATCGCCGTTACGATGACTATCTGTTTTGTGCTCATGTTGTTCTCTCTATAAAGATTAGGCTCCTAACGATTAAGGAGCCTTAAACTCTTATTTAACGAGAGGGACTGCGCCACCGATGAACAGACCGCCTTTGTAGTCAGAACCGACCACGGTAGTTGGTACGCCGCCTTTGTATTCCTGCGCGTACTTCATTTCAACATCGAGTTTCTTCCAGGTGATCATTTCCTGGGTGATTGTCGATTGTAGCGCACGGTTGGCTTCTGCTTCTTTCTTCGCTGCGTACAGCTTAGCATCCGCATCGCGTTCACCGGCAATAGCACGCTGTTCACTTGCTTTACGCTCGGATTCCGCACGCTTAACCGCCTGTTGCGCTTCTTTGTCTACGCGGTCCAGATCTGCCTGTGCTGCGTTGACCAGCTCTTCGCGGATTTTGGTATTCTCTACCTGTTTCTTGATGACTTCAGGCAGTTCAATATCCTGCAAGAATACCTGCTTCACGGTGTATCCGTAAGGACGTGAATAGGCTTCGACTTCCTGCTGGATAGAGGTCTGCAACTGCGCCTGAATATCTGGGTTATAGAGATCCTGCGCTTTCTTCATAGACTTACCGAACTCGCGAATCGTTGAGAGAAGTTTCTCTTCAACATACTTGTTCAGCGCTGCATCCTGAGAACCGGCGTTGATCAGGTTCATTGGCGCTTTGCTGCCGTCGAACTGAAGCATCACGGTGATATCAACCGTCGATTTGAACTTGTCCTGGCTCGGAACCTGCAACTTAGCAAACTTCAATGCGATGTCGCGAGTGGTGAACTCTTCCAGAGTTGCCAGCGGGTTGATCAGGTGCGGACCCGGCAGTAAAGGCTTATCAGCTACGCGACCCAGGAATTTCTGAGTTTTCACTGTACCGTCAGAAACCACGGTGAAGCAGTTGTAACCGATGATTAAGGCCAGCAGTGCTGCACCAGTGATTTTGGCGATTTTCTTTACTTTGACGATCTGTTCTTCGTTGTTCATGGGTTATCCATATAGTTTAGGTTTCAAATTCAATTTATCACATCTGCAAATTAAATCAATCAAATTGTTTCAGTTTGTAGATGGTCTGGTAACAGAGAGTTTTGATTTCGTCGAGTACAGTTTTCAATGCGCTGTCCTGAGTCGAATACATCTCGTCTGCTGCCTGGACAATTCTACGCAGATATTCAACAGTGTCAACAACATTATCAACTTTTAATACAGGTTTGTATCGACCGGTGATCGCAATATGAACTTCCGCGAACTTGTCCACTAAACCCGGCATGGTCTTGTAGAACTCTTCGTAGGCCATGTGTTGAGCATAGGAGGTCGTCGCAAAGTGGGCGCTCTGCATATATGGGACAGACATTAAACACGCCCCGATAAATGCATCGGCACTGCCTGCATCACGGTCTGCGATCTGGTTAAAGGTTTGCATAGGGTTCCTTATGTACGGTAGTTGCTTGCGAACTCATGCGCTACCCGGACGCCTAATCGCTGGCATTCAGGTTCGGTTCCGCATTTCTTCTTCTGCCAGCTCTGCTGCATGTAGCTGTAGAATAGTTCGCTGGTGTTGATGCTCGGGGGTATAACGTCGAGATATACCTTAAGGGCTGCATTGATGTAGTAATCAAACTCTTTAGGAACAGGCGAGTTAGGTTGCGCCTGCGTGGTTGGGGATAACAGAAACGACCCCAGCACCAGGACTTGCGCTAAACGCTTAATACTCATAATCATTACTCTATGGTATTCACGAAGTCGGTATGACCCCGTTTCCAACTGTATTTATAAAAAGAAAAGGGGCCGAAGCCCCTTTGTCAATCAAAAACATCATATGCCCAGCGAGCACGCTCAAACATACGAATCTTTCCGATCTGATGAATATTGCCATCCCATTCGATATTACCCGCACGCATGTTGTTCAGTTCGTGGCGAAGCTGATGACGTGCTTTTGACCGACCCTTAATCTTTTTGGTAGAGATGTTGCACATTGCCCTAACATCACCATGCGCTTTATTACCGTCACGGGTAATGTTTTTATTCCAGCGACGAAGCATACAACCGGCTTTGTGACGATAATCCGTAGTGTAGAACTTCAGACCATCAGGAGTACGACCGGTTTTCTCTACCGCGTCAGAATGCATCAGCAATCCTGCGTTGTATTCCAGTTCAGAAGGGGTTTCGATAGGGACATACTTTCTACGATAAGTGCGGCTCATATTCATCTCCTTGTTTTGAGGATTCCAATGTACCGCACCCGGATTTTTTATGCAACAACTTTCTGCTGCGTGTAGTGTTTTCGACAAAGAGAAACATACCGGTCGTTACCGCCAATCTCTACCTGATCTCCCGTCCAGACCATTTTACCCTCGGAGTCAACACGGGCAACGAAACGAGCAGCAGCCCCGCAGTGACATACTCCACGAAGTTCCCGCAGTTCGTCAGCCCATGCCATGAGCCAGGTTGACCCTTCGAACATTCTTCCTGTGAAGTCAGTCCGCAGACCGTAAGTCATGACTGGGATCTCCAGTTCATCAACAACCCGACAGAGATCCAACACGTTATCCTGAGAAAGGAACTGTGCTTCGTCAACAAACACGCACTTCACTGTACCGGCATGTTGTTCGATATCTGCAAACAGGTCAAAGCCCGGATGAATCAGGTTGCAACCGGCTTCGATACCCATACGGGAAGCGATTGTACCCAGCGTGCGCGTGTCGATTGCCGGTTTGTACAGGAGCGTGAGAAAGCCTTGCTCGTTGTAGTTGTTCGAGTCCTTCAGCAGGGAAGCCGATTTGCCTGCGTTCATAGACGCATAATGGAAGTAGAGTTTAGCCACGGTCCACCTCGAAAAAGTTTACCGGCTCCACGACATTATTCAGCTTGCTGAAGTCGTTTGTCTGGTTATAGACGCGCAGTCCACGACCGATCTGGGCTGGCTTCATTCTTCCCAGCATCTCTACGACTTCCGGCATGGTCTTTGCCAGCTCGTATTCTTCTTTGGTCATGCTGGAGTTAGCGCAACCCATACAACCACATACCGAGTTGGTACACCAGCGCAGGGAGCCATAACGGGCGATCACCGCCATTGCCTTCATTTTGATGCGAACCAGCGGATCTTTGTGTTCGACTTGATTTGAGTTCATGAACATTATTTTGCCCTCGGATCGAAGTGAACAACGATAACCGGATAATCACCCACGGCTTTATCAATGATAGCCCGTATGCGTTCCCAGTCGCCTTCTGCAAGACCTGCGCCGATCAGCGGGGTCAGCAATGGCTTTTTATCTTCTTCCCAGTCTTCCAGGAATTTGGCGATGCGCTGGAAGCAGAGTTCAACCGCTTTGTAATCAACCTTCACGCCAGGCGACCAGAAGTCGTGTTGAGTGTATGCGTTGAATGCTACACACATTGTCTGAGGGCTAATGTATTCGGAGAATGTCCCGAGTTTGGTCAACAGGCCGCGTTGCGTATTCTGATCGGCACGGAAAGCACCAGGAATGCGACGCTTAACTTCTTTTGCGATCCCGTTGCCCATGCTGCAATAGTTGTTGCAACCATGAACAAAATGACCTTCACCGCGCAGGTACATCGACACCGCGTTGCCTTTTACTTCTTTGATAATGCTCATAAGGTTTTATTCCCACGAATTAAAATTGCAAGGCCCACAAGGACCACGATAGTTGTCAAGAAAACTTTGAGTTCAAGCATTATTTGTCGCCTTCGTTTTTGCTGATCCAGTACTGCAATTCATCGTCATAGACGACTTCCCACTTCTTACGGTCCCGCTCCATCTTGCGCCAGCGCAGAATAAGCAGGACGATTATGATAATCATCAGTATGAACCAGATCACAGACCGATACCCGCTTTGTATTCTTCGATCAGGTAGCCGCGCAGTTTCTCGCAACGCTCTTTGTTGGGTGCCTGGGTACACAGGTTCATCATCGGCTCTGAAGTCTCAAACTGTTGCAGTTTCGCTTTCTTCTCGCGCTTGTATAGATGAGCGTTGTTCTCTCCCCACATGTAAGCAGCATCAAGCTGTTCGCTGATAACCTGAGTGCAGACTTCCTGATTTTTGATATCTTTGGTCCCGCACAGTTCGTCAACGCGTTCATCGGTTGATGCAGCGTGCGCAGTACCGGCAACAACAAGCAGTAGACCCAGCAGTAACTTTTTCATTTTGATTCCTTTAAAGGTTGAGGTCGTCGGAAATCTTTTGATCCCGGATGGAGAGATAGTAATAGTTAGTGGCGATGTAAGCAAGCATTTCTTTTAGATCACGACTTCTTACCATAAGATTGCATCCATCAGAAAGAAGCTCCCAAAAATTATGCCTCGGGGTGAGAGTGATGCGCGGAGATACTCTACGGCTAGGCACCAATCGAGGTTTGTAGATAATCTCGATTGGATTTGTCTCACCACGGAGATTAGGTTTTAGATGCGGAGCAATCATTTCCAGACTTTCGCGAATCTGGTCCACATTACTACCGCTCTGATTGAGAGCAATTGTTAAATGCACCTGGTTACTGGAAGGAGAGCATCCGCCAGAATTGATACCCATTGACCTGAAGAAATCACGAACGCCGGTAATGTCACGACGGAAAGTTTCTTTGTCCAGATAGTAGGGGATCTGCTCTTCGATTGATCTGGCTTTGACTTCTTCGCCTTTTTGTTTGCGAAGTTGCTCTTCGAGTTTTTTGACTTCATCAACCAGCCGGTCGCGCTCTTCAACATGCGGACGGATCAGGGTGTCGATCAGACGAATACGTTTTGTATTGTAGGCAATCATTTCTTCAGGAGTAAATGCGCTCATAGTGTAATCCTCAATAGGTGGAGCACCGATAATAAAAAAGCCCCGGACCGAAGTCAAGGGCTTTCTTTCATAGCATTTGGTTTTCTTCCAGAATCTTCGCAGTGTGCATCACCATCTTTGCGTATTGCCTGGCGCGGGGGTCTTTGTACTTGAACCCTTTGTTGTAGCTGGCAAGGGCTTTCTTTATGTCGCCGTTGTGATAATTCAGCCAGTAGGACAACTCACCGATAGCGCATTCAGTGCCACCGTGAAGAGTTTCCAGCTTTTTGATTACAGTCCGTTTGGGGTATGACTTACTGAATGTTTCGTTAGCGCTGGCTGTTGTGACCTGCCAGCACCCGTAAGCACCATGGTTATTTTTGCCCTTTCCGGTGACCTCGCAGGCGCGAGACTCGATCCAGGCAATAGCGGCTAAATGATAGCCCAAACGTTTTGTTTTATCCACATCAACCAGTTTACCGGTCTTTCGATCATACTTGTTTCCTACCCGAAGAGCGTATTCAAGAACCTTCTTTTGTTTCTCGCTTATGCTGTAGAGTGATCTGACATATTCGGGGGTTCCCTTCGGAAACGTTTTGGCCTGTACAGTTGCTTGCTGTGTAGGTAGTCCAGACGGCAAGGCTTCGATGAAGTCACCTAGCGCGTCACTTGATGCTATGCCAGAAAAAGATGCAAAAAGAAGGCTGGCAGCAATTATTAATTTCTTCATGTTTTTCAATACCTTGCGGCCTTTTGCATAAGGCCGTTAAATTATTTTACTCGTCTTACTTTTGACTCTTCAATGATCTGTTTAGGATCCATAGCCATTACGATATCACGGGGAATGAATTCGGCTTTCTTCGGAGAATTCGCCCACGAAGTAGTAAGGACCGCAGACGGATCGAAAGGTTCGGTTGAGTAAAGGATTTTGTATTTATAGCCGCTGTATCCAACCAGCCGATGTGGGCTATGCGCATTGCTACATACCAGGGATTTACCATCGACAACGAAGAAGTAAGGCAGTTCAGCAGGAACGCTATCGGGTCCGAAACGTTGTTCCATCACCACGGCTTCGACTTCGCCCTGTACGCGCTCTTCAATCATGCGCCATACCCTTTCATACTCAGGCCAATCCGATTCAACCACGACGCATTCAAGGGGTTTCTTGCCCTGCTCCATGCGGTAGTTATCCAGCTTCTGCATTACGATCTCCATCACTTGTTCTTCTTCAGGGGTGATGATTCCCTTATCCATGCATGACCGGAAGTCTTTGCACTTCGTTACTGCATACCGGCGTTCACGTTCCATTTTATTTTCCAAAAGAAAGGGGCCGAAGCCCCTGTTGATTAAAAGTTGTCTTCGACGAATGCCGCCAGGCGACCACGGTAGACCGTATCAAGGATGATATGGCTTGAATGACCGTACTCTTTCAGTTTTTCAACTGCCCAGACGAAACCGTTGTTGATCGCAGTGTTGCGCGGGTTATCGATCTGTTTGATGTTCCCGCAGACAATCAGTAGTGAGTTTTCACCCATGCGGCTGATGATACTCCGCATCTCATGGTTCGACAAGTTCTGTGCTTCATCCAGAATCAGAATAGAGCCTTTACCGGCGTCCGGGTGACCGATTGAGATACCACGGAAGTAATGCAGGCTAGGAAACTGCACTGTTCCGGCTTCCATCAGCTTTTCGATGTGTGCGGTTGGGTCTGCTTCATCCTTGAACAGAATGTTCAGGCTGGTCAGACACGGCTCTACTGATGGTCGCAGTTTATCCGCGAGCGTACCAGGAAGGAAGCCGATTTCACCAGCCAGCGGACTATCTGCCTTCACATACATCAGACGCGCAAACCGGTTTCTGCCGATCAGGTCCATCGCTGCACCGACCGCAAGAATAGTTTTACCAGAACCAGCACCGCCCATAGCAGAGACGATATCGGATTCGGTGTCAAACACTGCATCGACGAAAGAAGCCTGAAGCGCATCACGCGGAGAGATGGACTTCAGCAACTTGCGATTCATCGCGCCGCTGTGCTTGATTGGTTTTACCAGCAGGTAGGTATCTTCAGTCGCTACGACCTTGCCTACCAGGGTATCATCTGCGATATCGATGATGTACTGATTGACATAGAACTCAATACCTTCGAAGTCCTGATAACTCAGGATCGCATTGCCGTCTTTGTCATACTGAACATCACTCAGGTTATACCAGAAGTTCAGCGTTTTTACGTAACCCGGATAAAGAACATCCGAATCTTTCAGTGTATCGTCGCCGGTATACTGCTTAACTTCGCAGCCCTGTGACATTGCAATCAACAGCATGTTGATATCGCGGGTCACCAGAGTAGCACCTTGCTCTTTACAGGTCGCGATAATGCGTCCGTCCTGATTGTCCAGCGGATAATCCTCTGGGTTCGCACAGTCAGCGATCCGCAGGGTTACCGATTCCGGTACGGCTGCATTGGTAAGGTGCAACGAGATGCCTTTCTTAATCTCTTCGTAGCTGTGACCCATGATGATGGTTGACAGCAGGCGAATAGCCAGGCGGACTTCTCGGGAAATTTCTTGCTTTCGTTTGAGGTGATCCAGCTCGCCCATGGTAGCAGCGGGGATGATGATCTCTGTACCCGGTTCAACAAACGAGTAGATGGAATAGGGGTTGCTTACTAAAACATTCGTATCGACAACATATTTCATAGAGGGATTTCCTGGATAATTACGGGATACGTGAATTCGTACCCCGCGTACTGCGTCACATACCCATGCGGATAACGTGAATGTACGGATAGGGGTGCGTAGGGTTCCCGCGCTCCATTTGCAGACGAATAGATGCAATAAATTCGTGCTGCTGTTCGTGGCTCATGCCACATTCATCAAAGATGATGTTTACTGCCTGCGATTCCTGAATGACACCGCGCATCGAATCAACAAACCTGCTACGCTTCGACGTTAAGCCGACACAGATCCGTTTGCCTGACTGTTTTTCTGCGATACGGTCCAGGAAGATTTTCGAAGCCATCATAGAGTGACCCACGTAATAAGTGAATACCCCAGTCCCGGCATCGCGAATGACTTTGTTAACCAGTGCTTCGGTCTTGCCGGTCTGACGACCCAGGTCGATTGACGTAGTGATCAAAAGAGCCTTGCCGATTGTACTGCCATGCCCATCAATACCGCGTTTAAACTGCTGAGAGAAAGACATTTCAATCAGATCGTTGTACATCTTTGTGTTCATTTCCAACATACATTACCTTTTTCAATTTTCTCTAATGGTATTTATTACCACTGGTCGTCTTCTAAGTCACGCTCACGCTGTTTTTTGGCAACCAAACGATCCCGAACTTCAACCATCGCTGGCGACAGGTCGCCGCTGTTGATTTCGAGCATTGCTTCAGTTGCTTCTTCTTCGCTTTTGAACAGAGCATGGAAGTTGTACTGAGGAACAGCAGGATCCAGATACAGATTGTGGTCACCGTAGCTGTAGGTATAACCATCAGTGGTTTCCATCAGCGTGCAACCAGAACCGGTACGTCTCGACGGCTCTGCTACAACGACAGGTTTCTCTTTGCTGGCTACCGAACCCGACACGCTGAATACCGGATACAGTTTCATACCTGCTACCAGTTCGTTTGCTTTAACACGTTTTTCGAATGCGTTCATTTTTAATTCCTTTGTTATCCAGTTGTTGCCCTTGAACTGATTATCAGGGATCCTGTATCAGGAGTCAATACCCCAGATACGGAAAAACCTCCCGAAGGAGGTTTAGTTAAAACGAATAGTGCTGTTCTTGAAGAATAGACCGGAGCACACTGCACCTTCGATCTGTTGTCCGGTCGCCGTCTTTGCCTTAAAGCCGGTCGCGTACGTATCATCTTTTGAGCAACCGAACCAGGAATGACCGGTATACTCGATGTCGGTGTATCCATTTGCGGTCAGGATACGTTGCGCCTCTTTTTCATCGGTGCAGCTATTCAGCAGGATGATGAAAAACAGGACGATGATTGCAATAATAATTTTCATTTAGGCCGCTTTTTGGGTTGGGTTAAAAGACATAAGGTTTGTTTTGCATGACCGGATCGAGAACTCCTGAACAAAGTCGAAGTTAAAGTCCAGACTTACTACGGTTTCACCCTCTGGAACATCCACAACGCCACCAGGAGACGGTTTCAGATCCAGCACTGATGCCGAACACGCATATAAGTGACGGTCGGAAATGAAGAAGCAACGAATCGGACCGGCTGCATCTTCAGGCCATTCGAATTCGTAATGGCGGTTTAGCAGATCTACGCGATGCGTTCCATCCCATAAAACCCGAGCACGTCCACCGGTTGCCTTCCAGAGCGAAGCACGAAGCTCATGTACGGTCGCTTCCATATCAGAAATACAAATCTCTTCTCCTGCTTCCAGCGCCTCCATAGTCCTTTCCAGGAGTTCGATTGCGGTGTTCAGTTCGTTATCAAGATTCATGCTACTTTCCTTTCACTGTCGCGCCAGGCGATGAATTTTTCCAGAGCAACCCAGATCAGAGCGTCGTCGTGCATCAGGTTCCACATAACGGCGTCTGAATCACACGGAGCCGCGCCCACGTTACCCAGCAATCCAATCTGTCGATAAGCCTTCTGGAACGTCGCAGCGTCCGCGTGAAGCTCCATATCATCACCTGTTGCGATCAGATAGCGCAGGATTATCAGACTGGTCAGACGCCGACTGGTCAGACGCTCACCGATTTTCTCCCGGTAAGTCTCTTTAATTTCATCCAGATACAGATTGATCAGCTTTTTGGTGTATCTGTCTTTGATACGACCATTGTTGACCTTCTTTTCAAAGATAACCGCAAGTTCATTTGCTATTTCCATGATTAGCCTCCCAGCTCTACAAAACGAGCAATCTCTTTCAGGTTCAGACCATCTTTTTCCGCTTTCTCGCGAAGAATCTGGAGTTCACTCTTTACAGGAGCAACAAGAAAAAGTGAACCGACACTCGACTGGTTTTCCACCAGAACAAAGTTTTTCGGGAATTCAACAAATTTGTTGCGGTCGATAAGTTCAATCTTTCTGACGTAGTATTCCGCTCCCGAATATACGTTAAGACGAAACGTGCATTGTTTCAGAGCCTGTTCAGCACGTTCAGCCATTGTGTATCCGATGACAGTCTTTTTAGACCCCTCATAATCGGAGTAGTAGTAAATCTCATACAGATTCGATTTCATTATATATTCCTCGCTTGTTCTCTGAGAGATTCGGCGTTCCGGTCACCCAGATCTGCCGCGTCGAGGATCATTCTAACAAACTGATGTCGAATGTCCATCAAATAATCACACATTTCGAGAATTTTTGGATCTGTCTGGTTACGCGCTTCCATCACCGTAAGCAGAGCATCACGATCAGCCAGCGCACGATGAACATTTTCTTTGCTCAGGGGCTGCATATGATACCGGCTGCGCAATGTCTCCAGAGTCCAGGACTCAGGCCCGGAAGACACCGCGTCAGTTTCGACGTATACGAAAGGAGCAGAAGACAGTTTAGCCATTTGGGATCACCAGGCGGGTTTTCATACCGTTTTTCTCTGAAGTTGCATTGAACTTCTGCGCTACCGCAGTCCAGAGGTCTACGCCTAAATGAGTTGCAATCAAGTCAACGCAGATAATCACGTCCGCCATTTCCTCTGCTGCGTGCGCTACTGTGTCACGGCTACCAGGAATACCCAGGCGCTCACGCTCCAGCTTCTTGAGGACATTGCACAGCTCACCGGTCTCGCCTGCCAGCTCATTGCCTTTGAATGACAGTGACAGCGGTTCTGTACCGGTATCCCATTCTTTCTGTCGGGCGATGTTCGCAGCGGTCAGGGACGTGCATTCGTTAACTGGTATTGCTTCCCGTGCGTCTGCTTTGAAATCAGCATCAGGAATAAAGAACATACCGATATCAGGACGGGATTCATCAAATGCGATCCAGTCACCCTCATGACAATACTGGTGATGCATAGACGGTTCACAGTGAACCAGCATTAACATTCCAGGGTTGTTCGAATCCGGGGTCGGATATACATTGTAATGCTGAAGTGGAAACTGGATAGGAAATGAATCGAGTGGGTCGCTGCTAAGCGTCGATTCTCCATTGAACTGGAAAGCCCTTATCTTTGTGTCGCCATACATATAATCTTTCATTATTCGCATCCTATTTCACGAAGGAATTTAGTCTGTTCGACCGAGTGTTTCAGATTACGAATGATATCCTCAAGCGCAGTCTGGTTGTGTTCAACATACGTTCTGAACTTAGACAAAACCTGGTATTCCTGTTCGGTCAGTTCTTCAAAGGAGATTTCTCCAACTTCTCCCGTATAGTCGTTTCCGTACCCTTTCCAGTCGTACAGAATGAAAGAGAAAAGAGGGTATTCGGACAGAAGTTTCTTTTCTTCTGGTGTCACGAACATTGATACTGAACGATTTCCAAAGTATCCGTGTGCTAATAACATGACTGTTTGCCCTGCATACCGAGGCGACGTTGCTTGCGTTCCGATGCAAGTTCTTTCGCGTAAAGTTTGATGTAAGTCCCGTTCAATTCACGAAGCAGGTCGAATGCGAGGGAGTACGCTAACTTATCTGCCTTATACTCTTCGCTGTTCTTCACATCATCAGGAGTCAATCCCATGGCTCCGCGTGGGTAGGTCTGAAGTTTAGCACCGGCAACTTCCATACGGGCCTGGATCTTTGCCTGTGTAGATTTGAACTGTTGGAAAGTAAGCATGACATTCCCCTTTGTTTCGATGGATGTACTGTATCAAAGCACATCCATAAAGTCTTTAGCAAAAAGTGCTATTCTTCATCTTCCTGCTGGTCGTACGCCATTTCCATGGCCGCACTCGACGGGTCGCAACCTTCCTGATACATGGCTAAGCCTGCATCAGCATCATAGTAACAGCCTGAAGGGAGTTCTGCTTCAACATCTTTGCACCAGCGGGTGTAAGCCTGACCATAATCAACAGTTTTCATGATATTCCCCTCATTCGGCACGGGCTTTCATTTCGGTAGCGATGAAGTTCAGAACTTCGCGCAAGTGCTTTTCGTTTTTGATGAAGGCTGGCAGTTCTTCTTTCACTTCGTCCGGCAGACCCAGGTTATCGAAGTAGGTGAAAGAACCGTCTGCGTTCATTACATAAGAAACATCAGGCTCACAATCCTCTGGGTTTGTGTAGATCCAGAGGCGTTCATTCTCAACGTACTCGTCTACCTCTAAGATATCCAGGACCAGGCCGCGTTTTGCTGCAAAGTTCAGAGTAGTTTTTGAAAGTTCCATGTGATGTTCCTTTTGTCTGTTTCGTTTCGATGTGTGTAATATACAAAAAAGCCCTCGCGTTAGCAAGGGCTGATTTTAGCAAAAAGTGCTATTTACTCTGGGCGATCACTTCCAGTTGGTAAGCGTCGTTTGCCAGGGCTACTACTTCGGCGGCTTTGAAGCCTTTGAGACCCGATAGGGTCCGGGATAGCAGGATAACATGAGAAAGTAACTCAATCTCCTGAACCTCGGACATACGACCGTTAACATAACGGCTATCGAACGCCTTGCGCAGTGATTCTTTACTGAGTTCCATAGATCCTCCTTAAGAGAACCTATTTAGGTCAGATTCTGAACACTCGACCGAGAATGTCCATAATGCGCCGGATCCCGTCCTGAACGTGGTAACGGTCTACCTGCATTTCACGCTGGATCATATCCAGCTTCATCATGAACGCTTGCGGGTCTTTCAGCATTTCTATTTCCTGCTGTAACCGCTTATTCTCGTTCTCCAGCTCATACATGCGGTCGTATGCTTTAACGCGCTCTACGGGCATGTCAGGACGTTCTGTGAGGATACGCGCACGACTCACCTGGTTGTCGTGGTTAGTCTTCCACGTTTGCGCGTGTTTCTCGAATGGAGCAAGGCGCTCGATCTCTGACACCAGTTGCTGAACCTTCGTCGGGTTGACTGCGATCAGATACTTCGCAATCCGTTCACTTTTTTGGACCGATTCGTTTTTGCTATCACCGTGATACTGAATAAACACCTCGCGACGGCGTTCGCCTTCCAGTACAACTCCCCGGTCATCTTCGTCTATCGGCTGAATCATCTCAGGATTAATACAGTGGACCATATCACCGGTCGCTTCTTTCAGGTCATACAAATCTTTTGGATTGATCATTTGTCGTTCATCCTTCTCATAATATTGTAAAGGGGGATAATGCCGATGTGACTCGGGGCAAGATTACAGACTTCACTAAGAAGGATCTGATGCTCCATGCTAAAGGATTCAGTGTAATTTTCAAAGGTGCAAGACCACGCGATAATAGCACTGGTTGCGGCGTCAGTGGTGATAGTCATTCCGGCATAATAGCGGGTGATTCGACCCTGCTCACCTACGCTATATCCCCTGGTCGGGGATTTTCCGACAAGGATCCACTGCTTCAGCATTTTAATACACTCGAAGTTATAGCGCTTCTCAACGTCAACACCAGCAACATTCGATTCTTTGCGCAATTTCCAGTATTTTTCCTGAATGCTCATAGTTGGTCACCATAATCTAAAACCGCATCTTCTGGGGTCGCTTCGATGTTGAACAGTTCAACAGCCAGCGGGCTGGGTTTGACCGGACGTCCTAGTAAAATACTCACATCCGACAACCAATTCATATATTTTTGAAATCTCACAATTAAGCCTCTGGGGGTCTACGTTCTGTGCCGGTGCCATTACACCACGAACAATCGGGAGAACCATTTGTATCATACTTTCCCGAACCATTACAAGCACCACATTTGACTAATTTCCAGCCTTTGATAAAGCGGTTGTAATACTCAGTGCGTTCTTTCTTGCGCTCATGGAAGTTCATGGGATCACCGCTTAAAGTTGCGAACTGAAACCAACCAGGTTCCTTTTGTTACCGATTCCTGCACGGTAACCGAATCAGAATGGCGATAGACATACGCCGCTTTGTATGCATTGAGTTCACCTTCAACACAGAAAGAGAAGCCGTCGCTGTATCGGGCATAGTGACTCACCGGACAACCAACTACACGGGCCATGTTCTTTTCTTCGCGGTTCATGTTCATTTCTATCTCCTGGTTCGTTTCGATGTGTGTAATATAACAAAAGCCCTCACGCGAACGCAAGGGCTTTTTATCACAATTCGGAAAGTTGTTTGATGGTCTCTTGCGCTCTGCGAATCTCACGCTCCTGTTGCTCGACATACTTCGCGATTTCTTCTCGTCTCGCTTCAGCAACGACAATGATATCAGCAGGAGTTTTGATATCATCACGACTATAGGTCTCGGACAGATAAGACAGTCGCAGTCGCTTACCGGTATGAATGTCTCGGGTACTCAGCAGATACTTGATCGCCTTCAGCAGTTTCTGATCCTCAGTCTCTTCCGGTTCTTCCGGGTTGCTCGGACCGAACTCCAGTTCAGGTTCATTATCAACATCAGACAATACCTCGTCCAGGACTTTATCCAGCTCTGGGGTATCATTCGGCGACGGATAACTAACGTCTGCTGGGCAGTTAGTAGGAACCAGCTCAAAGAACGCAGCCATATAACCAGGCAGATTGATCGGCTTGTTGCCGAAGGTCCATACACAAATGTTATTGGTATTTGGTACAATCCCTCTAACCTTCGGTGCAATTTCATGAAATGCCCGATGGATCTCCAGAACCGCACCGTTTTTGTATCCGGTTCCGCGAATCAGGTTACACAGCGCGGAATATTGAGGATATGTGCTAGTGCTACCGTGTCGCATCTTCAGACAGTCGATGATCCCGCTATTGATTGCCCGATACTTTCCGCCTACCTGGAACCGGGTATTGCCGGACGGGGAAAACTCTTTCACATATCGATGATTAACAGCGCTAACCATAACGTGCTGATTATGGGCCTGTCCAACTTCGTAGATACCCTCGACATAACGAATCTTGGTTGCAGATCCTCCCTCATTGGTTTCGATTACCTGGAAGACCGGCTCTTTAAGAAGAGAACAGCTTTTCATTCCATGACCGCCACGATAAGGGGCTTTCACGAAGTACCACGAACCTACCTTGAACATAGTTTATTCCTCAAATTTTATGATCGGACATACTTTTTCTTTACGGGCTTTCAGGTATGATGCCAGAAGGCCGGGTTCACGTACAGTCTTTTCTTTCTTCTGGCGGGATTTTAACTTATTCAATATCCAGCCTCCAGTTTTAGCGAAGACCCAGAAAGCACCTACCAGACAGGCGCAGATGCCAATAATGCTGGCAATAAAGATCGCCCCAGTAATCGGATAAGTGACCAGAATCCATAGCGAATCAGGGTCAATAAATGGGACTCCCTTCATATCATGAGCTATTGCACCTCCCATGATAAAGAAGAAGGTATACACTGCCAGCGGGACAGCAGCAACAAGAAGCATAGTTACGATGGTGAACCAGAAGTAACCACATAACGTTCTCTGTTTCTCGGTTCTCCATGCGCGGCGCTTCCACACGTTCATCCGGTAATGCCATGAGTTGCGTTTAATGATCATTTCATCATTCCTTCTACTTTGGCGCGGTGTTCAGGTGACTGAGGTACACCCATGAAGTTGACGCGATAGAAAAAGTTCAGCTTATCGCGTTCGCTCGCGTTATCCATGCGCAGCAGATTAATACCCACATTGCGGAAAGCGCGACTTTCGACAGGAGTGAAATCAGGAAAGAAGACGCGCTCACCGCTGGTCAGAGGCAATCCGATTTTACCTTCAAAGAAAAGTTTCAGGGTAGTCAGACGCTGTTTGCCGTCAACCACTTCGATCCACTTGAACTCTTTGAACTCGGTCTCTTTGCCTTCAGCGATACAGATGATGCCGGTAGGGTAACCAGCCAGGAGGGTAGTCAGGTATTCGTCCTGCTCTTTCTGGGTCCAGACGTAGCCGCGCTGATACGGTGCATCAAAGTCCAGAGCATCGCCCGTTAACCAGTGAT